CGCTTGAGTTCTTCAGCCTTAAGCTGAAGTTCCATCTGCGCCATTTGAAGCTGCGGGTTTTGAGCCATCTGCTGGGCCTGTTGCTGCTGAGCCTTGTTCATGTTGCTTTGCAGCAATTGTTGAGCTGCTTGAGCTACAAGGCGAGACAATTGAATTTCCGTCTGCTCATCTAGTTCCTGATCCGGCGCGGTCATAGGAACGCCTAGCTGCTGCTCAATTTGCTGGCGGTACGCAAATGCCATGTGCTCTGCAATATGGGCCATGACTGCGCCTGTCATTTGCTGAGCCATCGGGCTTTGACCAATCATTTGCATGATCATTGGATCTTGCATAAGGCTCATATGGGTTGCAATATGGGCCTGATGGTCTTGGTAAATAAATGCTTTGGTAGGTTTACCTGTCAAGAAGCTCATGTTTTCTGACACAGGATCACGCGGCTTCTGGTCATCATCAATAGGAACCAATTGCTCAGCGTTTTTAATACCAAGCACTTCAAGCATCTGGCGATGCAATTTTGGCAGGTTATAAATTTGCGGAGCACCTTGCGCCAGTTGAAGCGCAGCTTGGTACTGCATGATCCGTTGCGCCATAGTGGCGGCGTTTGGATCACTGACTGGAATAACCTCAACTACGTCGTAGTCCGCTTGTTTAACTGAACGGTCTCCGCCTTCTGGCGTATACGAATATTCAGTTGGCAAGAAATCACGAATGATGTTCTTGAGTAGCTTGAACTCCATCCGCAAACTTGCGTGGACCCGAGCTTGAACAGCACTCATCGTCTTGAGTTGCCGCTCCAAAATTGCCAGCGTAGTACCTACTGGAGCCTGGGCCGACATATCACTGATCTTCAAATCAGCAATAGCAGCTAGGCGACGACCATCTTCGGTAATCTGTTGCAGCAACGCCGCCAGAACTTGGCTGGGCTCCTTATACGGCAGCGGCATGATGTTGTCACGCACACTTCCCGAAGGAACATCTACATCCCTAAACTCACCTGGAGCAATAGGGGTGTCGTCCCCCTTGATCCGAAGTCCTCGTGACTTCAGACCACCGGGCAGGTTGGACAGGGTTCCAGCATCCACCAACTGACGGATGATGGAAGTGCCAGCGCGAGCATAACCACCAATAAGGTGGATATAACCCAAGCCATAAGCGCCAAAGCCAGGAATATATGTGTACTGAACGAAGTGTTGTCGCTTGAGCTTTCGTTCGTCTGCTTCGTCCCAGTTGCGTCGGATTGACAGAACCGTCTGAGTACCCCTCTCAACCGTGACCACATACGGCAAAGGAACCTCATCTTCGTACCCCGGCATGTCCCAGTCTACGTGGATCTCAAGCACCTGATACCGATCATCATCGGTAAGGGTATACCCTTGTTCTTCGGCTTTTTTCTTCTCAATGTCAGTAAAGAACCTGACAGGTTCACCCAGTTCTACGTCTCTATAAAAGCCGGCGACCTGTAGTTTCTTAATCTCATTCTCAGTTTTGCGCATGATGTGGGTCACGCGCTCGGCTGTGTACACGTTTGACGCCCCATAGGGCATGATCAAATCTTCAGCCGGTACAAACGGAGCAGCAGGCAGTTCTGTACTAGGATTGGGGTAGATCTTCTTGAACGCCGCACCTGAGAGCCCAAGGGAATACAGCATCCGCTCGTGTTCTGAGCGGTAGTCGATCATCTTTTCCGTCAGCATGTAGTTCATGTCATCACGAACTCGCTCTGCCGCGTCAGTTTTTAGCTGGTCAATAGCACCAATGATCTGAGTCTTGACCGGACCTTGAGCCGGGAAAGTCTCAGTGATCATCTCTGACTGAAAACGGATGGCCGCTTCGGTCAAAAGTGGTGAGTAAACCCCACAAGCCCCGTTCCAAGGCTCAGTACGCTCTTCGTACTTCATGCCAAGAACCTCTAGGCCCTTGACAAACATCTCAGTCCAGTCTTTTCGGCTGTTAATGTCAGCATCTACCAAGGAAACAAGGTCGGAGGCCAGCGTTTGAAGCTCGCCGTCGTCCATGTACTCGGCAATATTTGCATCAAAGTCGTCTGCCGTCTCAGGCTCTGGCATCAACTCAATCTCAACCCCGTCAATTCCAATTTTTACGTCATCCGGGTTCTCAATTTCAATCTCAATAGCCGGTTCTTCGGTCATCATGCCCATGTCAAGAGGCATCATCGCGGGGTCAAAATTTGTTGCCATGTCAAATCCTTAATAGAAGGCGACTTTTCGCTTGAAAGACCGCAGTTCATCCTGTTCGTCTGTCTGTAGACGCAGAAAACCACCCTGGCGGAACCTGATTAGCGCTTGTACAGCGCTGTCAGTCAGGTCATCGTGCTCTGCATTAGGGAAAGCGGCCATGTTTTCGATGAGTTCTCTAGCCCATCGGGTGTCTGGAGCCCACACTTTACCCGACTGGAACAGATCTGCCACCGAATTTATACGCACAAACTTGTCGTTGCCTCTGCTTGGGGTGTACTCAGACACCGGAATGCCCATTTTGCGTAGCTCAAAGATCAACGGCGCACCTGCTGCCTTGGCTTCCACAATAAACGCATCCGGTTCCCAGTCAATATAGTGAGCATGAGCCTTCTCCTTAAGCTCAGGAAACTCCATCCGCTTCTGAAACGCATCCAACAAGATGATGTTTACATCATTCTCGTCTTCGTTCCGATGAAAAACACCCCACGTTGTACAAGCCGAGTAGTCGTTTCTCTCACCCTTAGTAAAAGCCGTGTCCCAGGACTGGATCACAAACTCGCAACTTGGAGGTCTTTCCGCCTCCCAGATCTTCCACCACTCTCTTTTGACAATTGCACCCTCTTCAGCCGTGGGATTTTGCTGGTACTGAGCATTCCACTTGGCCGGGGGAAGTTCATCTCTTAGGGCCGACAGTTCCTCATACGACCAAAACTCAGGCCACAGAGGCTTACCAGAGGGCATGATGGCCGGGAGTTCAATTACCTCCCAGTCATCCTCTTTCCCAAGTTCTCCAGCAGTCTTGAGTATCTTACCTGTTAGGTCACTCTTTGACCACCTAGTCATAACAACAACAATAGCTCCCCCAGGCTGGAGACGCTGTCTTGGACCTGACGAGTACCACTCAAACACGGAGTCATAGATCTCTGGTCTACCCGCAGCCAAAGCAGCTTCTTGTTCCGAGTGTGGATCGTCAATGATCAGTAGGTCAGCACCCTTACCCGTCATCGTGCCGCCTACACCGATAGCAAAGTATTCCCCATTCTTATTAGTAGCCCATCTTCCAGCACTCTTAGAGTCTTGCCTCAAAGATACATCCGGAAAGATCCTCGCGTACTCCTCAGACCCCACTAAGTTTCTAACCTTCCGGCCAAAGTTCACAGCCAGATCCGCAGTGTTCGACGCCTGGATTACTTTCTTCTCAGGATACCGGCCAAGGAACCAACTCGGCAAAAGATACGAAGCAAACTCACTCTTCGTATGTCTAGGGCCAAGGTTGATGATCAACCTCTTCAACTTACCTTCCGCAATCTCCTCAAACTTCTTAGCCATCACCGCATGATGCCGACCATGAATAAACCCCGGCCACATCTTCTTCACATAAGCCATGAAGCTCTTCTGGCACCTCTCCCTGTCCACAGCATCCTTGTAATCTTGTACTTGCTGTAACAGCTTCTCCTGATCCGCAGGAGTCAGACTTGCCACTAGATCATCTAGTTTCACTGGGCCTACTCCATATTCCGGAACGACACGTACGTTGGCCGCACAGACCTTCCCATCCCTTCAATCCTCTTCAGAGCCCCCAGCTTGACCAACCTATCCACGATCTTCTTCGTACTCCCAAGCCCAGGCTTCCCGCGTAGCTCACAAATATTCCTGAGACTCGGCCCGTACCCAAACCGCTCCCACCACACATCTATCGCCAAAAACACTTCCTTCTGAGCCTCTGTCATCCCCATCTCCAACGTCTCTTCCTTAGATCCGTACACCTTTCGTAACGGACTCTGCAAAACTTTCTTCGTGCGCCACTTCTTGATAGGTCTGTTTTCCATTACAAATCAACAACTTAGCGCACTTTCTTAAACAATCACTTTCGTGTCGTTAATATTTACGGCACCAAAATTTGCTTCAAAATTTTTTTGGTACCCCCCACCACTTTTTGTTTGGCAAGCTACCGGGGGGTGTTGACAGATCGAGGGGTGGGTCTGGTGTGGAACCGAACAAAAGTTGGGATGGTTCGTGTGGAATAGTATGTTTATGGGAGCGGGACTCCTGCTGCGCCATCGGGGGGGTCCGGGTACGGTGGGTTCTCGCCCTGCGCCCCTTCGCTCTCGCCCGTGCCAGCGTTAATATTGTCGCCCGCTAGTTCTCGCAGCAGTGAATCCGCGTCAGCTTCGATCACCGTCGCATCCGTGGCGCTCGCAGATATAAGGCCACGAAGCTCTGACATAACGCGGGCTCGAGCATCCTCGCTGGAGGAAATAGTCCGCACTTCTTTGCGTTCGGTGAATGCTGCAACCTCGGTCACCGTGCCGAGAATCTTTGCCGCTTGCAGTCTGACGGCAGGTTTAACGTCAGGGTCGATAAGGGTTTGGGTGAGGGTTTGGATTACTAAAGACCGAAGCGCGGCAGGGGAACGATGTTTCTCCGCCTCTATTGCCAGTGTGTAAGCCTCTATCTCACGGACTATCCGGGGATCGCTGGCGATCCGATACGGGTCATTGTTCAGGCTTGAGGGTTTTGCGTCCGGTTTGTAGGCTTGCCTATACGCATCCGCCTTAGTCGCGCCCATCGCGATGGCACGGGCAAAATTCTTTTGCTTTGTGGTGAGTCCACCCGAGACGGTCTTACCTAAGATGGCCTCTATCGGTAGTTCCTTAGCTGCGGACTCTAGGGTCTTACGAGATAGCTTCACTGTGGTTCTGTCCATAGGTGGGGTTCTATACAGTATAGGGGAACAGGGGGAGAAGACAAGGGGAACCGCTCTCGCTGCGCTCGTTGCGGGCGCGATCCCTGCCCGGCTGTTGCCCTGGCGCCATTGGCAAAGCCTATCGGCTCACTTGATCCCATTGGAACAATTGTGTTGCACACTTGATGCTGGCTGTTAGGATTGCATCCGTTGCATGAGTCGCAACACACAACGGAGAACCCACATGTTCACAGTCACAGTCAAAGACAAGTCAGGCAACACCTACACGGAGAACTTCACCACGGACCGCGATGCTTTGCGTTTCTGCCGTGAGGAAGTCAAGTGGGAGTCAACCGCCCGTGTGGTCTGCGATGCCATCGGTTTCGATGAGCATGGAGATTTTGAACTGATCGAGGAGTGATACACCATGCAAGCAACGACGATCATTAGCGGTTACCTCGTAGAGCTGGACACGGACGGAGACACGACACAGTGTTTTGTTGACTACAACGACAGGGGCACGCACTACAACGCATCCCTCGCCGCCCTTATGGATACGGGAGAACTTGAAGACCGCTACAACAAACCGCGTCGCGTCCCTCAGTCAACTATTGATCGGATCACGGATTGGGCGCTGGAGCGCGGCTACTGACTTATCCGCCTAGGGGCTTTCGGCCCCTATGGGATGCGCCAGAGCATCGAATCAGGAGAAACCCACATGGAATTCCTATCCTCTCTCGGCTACTTTGGGACACGACTGTTTTTTGCCGCTGTTGTCCTGGCTGTTTTCGGCATCGTTGCACTTCTAAGGGGCACAAAATGAAAAAACACGGCGGAATGTGGTTTTGGAGGATCGGACCCTTTGGGGGTTCGGTCTACGTCAAAGCTGCGGCTCGCCCTAGGCTCGCCCTAGTGGCTAACGTGGCCTTTGCATGCTCGTTCGGGCTTGCACTC